CGTCAGGTGAATTTTGTTTTTGTAACAACTCAGTTTTTTCCTGTAGTAAATCGTATCTGTCGATATCTTTATCATCTTTGACAGGAGGCTCTGCATCTAACTCTTTTGTTTGAATTTTATTGTCAGCATCAAGATATATAATACTGAAACCATCTTTTGTTTCGAACAATTCCTGGAATGATTCACCCTTAGAGCTATCTAAACCAAGTATAATATTTTTGTTTTCTTGGCTCTGTGCATCAAAAATATCTCTAGGGACACCATTTACAGTTTGTGGTACAGGATCCGCTTTTGTAGTTTTTGCTGTAAAATCACCTTTACCAAATTCTGATTCAGTATATAAAACACCATCAACAACTTCTGTTCTTGGTGGATTTATTTCAGGATCTGGTCTATCTAATCCAGCTAATACTGCTTCTCTAACTGATTGATCTTGCTCAAATTGCTTTGTCTTTTCATCTGCGATTCTTTGTGATTTTGCACCTAAGATATTTCCTAAAAATTGATTAAATTGCACAACAGAACCAGTAAGTCCTGGCGAAGTAGGCACTTGAGATAATGGACCTGTGGCTCTTAATACATCGTCAGCTGTTATGGCTTTATTAACGTTGACAGGCTCAATACCACTAAAAGTTTTGTAATAATCCTGTAATTCACTAAACTGATTAGGATCTAAGTTTCTAAATAATTTTCTTTTAGCTAATTCTAAATTATCAATAGTTTCTGCCATCACCTATCCTCATGTTAAAAAACTGCCTAAGCTACCACCTTGTCCAGATAAAACACCTAGACCAAGTATGCCTGTTTGTAATGCAGTTAAATAAGGGTTAGGTTGTTGTGCTTGGGTTAAAGTCGTAGTTCCTTGTGGTACACCTGAAAGTAAACCTTGTCCAAAAGCTAATCTAGAGAAAGGCTCTTCTTGCTGTGCAAGAATATTCTGCCTCATGGCCTCTTGTTGCGCTTGTCTTTGTGTAACGTCAACAGCACCAATACCAGATAATAATCCGATGTCGCTCTTTGCAGCTTGTTGACCTGTAAGTCCCAAAGCAGCTGTTCTTTGACCGAGTGCACCTAACTGTGAACCTGCATACAATTGTCTTTGTCTTTGACCTTCTTGCGCTGCTTGTGCTGTAGCTAACGCTTGAAGAAAATTCGTTTGTAAATCCTCAGCGATTCTTTTTGATTTAATATCTTGAATGTTTCTTTCTAATTCAGCTCTTTGTACACCCTCTCGACCCCCACCAAACGCACCCGCACCTATCGCACTTGCTGCTGCCTGTTGTCTAGCTATATTACCTTGCCTATCAATTTCTTTTAGTGCCTCTTCAGTTACATTTTGTTGAAAAGGGGACATGAAAGCACTTATACCAGACGCAGGATCATTAGGATTAAACACACCCTGAGCATCAACTA